CGTACTGGAGGAGCCGGAACCAGTACGGGGGACTATCATAAAGCCGCTGGGCGGGGCGGCTTACCCGATGCTGAAAGTGATTGTCTTAACCGCGGTCTTTGTCCCGTTCAGATTGGTCAGGGCAATACTGAACGTGACATCTCCGGAGGACGCCGGAGTACCGCTAAGTACAAGACTGCTTCCGGTTCGGGTAACAGTGAGCCAGTCTGGCGCGCCTGATACAGTAACCTGTACAGGGTCAGTGCCTGTGAAATCTATGGTACCACGATAAGCGGTACCTGTAGAGCCAGACGGCGTATAAACGGACAGAAATTCAGCGGGAGTCTTGGGGCAGTCGCCGCTCTCGCAACAGTCATAGTTGCATATCAGGTCTTTAATCACCGCTATGACTGTAGGTGAGACAGAGGAAACGCATGTACCGATAGGATGTTTCACTGCTTCAGTACCGGACAGGCCTCTGTCAACTATAAGGATGCCCTGTTCCAGATGAGCCTTTACTGTCTCTATATTCGCGTCATCCCGCAGTGTCAGATAAATATATGAGCCGCTGTCTTTGAGTATAGAGGCAAGGTCAGATGTGGCTTCTTTTGTGAGCGTGATATATTTCCCACTTTCCTCAAGCGGGGCGGTGAGAAATGCTGTGAAAAATTCTGATGTCATACTCATTATTTATTCTCCAACGCAGTGACACGGGCTTCAAGTTCCTGTATCTGTGCTTCCAGTGCAGACGTGTCAGCGTCTTTTCCCGGAAGCCCCTGCGGCCCTGCCGGGCCCTGCTTTCCCCTTTCTCCGGGGAGTCCCTGCGGGCCCATAAGCCCTGTCTCTCCTATCGGCCCCCGCGGTCCCTGCGGGCCTGTTTCTCCTTTCTCCCCTTTCGGGCCTCTGGCTCCTTCAGGGCCCCTGTCGCCTTTCTCTCCCTTCTCTCCCTGCGGGCCTCTGGCTCCTTCAGGTCCACGCTCTCCACGCACTCCCTGTACACCCTGTACACCCTGTTCCCCTCTCTCGCCCTTATCTCCCTTGGCACCTTCTTTGCCTGTATCTCCCTTATCTCCTTTCTCGCCTTTGATGGCGTCACTCCATTTGAGCTGGAAGATACTGTCAGGGTCATAGGTGAGAACCTGACCGGGCTCGGCTCCAGTGGGGATGACAAACGGGGTGGAGCATCCTTCGGTACAGATGCCGCATCCTTCTATATCTTTACTATGGATGGCCATTATTGAATCTCCATGGTGCAGTTATTAAGCATCAGCGTGACAGCGGTCTGGTCGATGAAATGGTCAGAGCACTCAGGGCCGAGGTCTATATCAAATACTGCCAGAGTACAGCAGGCAGGTTCCGGTTTCTTGGGTTCCGGTCTGGGTGCCGGTGTATCGGAACAGCTTATTTCCCCGAACGCAAATTCAGGGGGCAGTATGGCTTTCTCCGGTTCGGGTGATTTACCGAGTGAGTACAATGGAACCATATTAAGAGGTTTCATTTTGGGTACGAGCCGGATAATCCCGGTATATCGTCCGGGGGGTATAGTACTGAGTTTGTCACCGATGCGGAATATCACACGTCCTTCGTTGTCAGTATTGAACGCAGGGAAGCACATTACAGGAACGTCAGCCGGTCTGGTGTTGGCTACGTCTTCTCCTGTACGGACTCCGGGCCAGCATCCATAGAAGAACCATGGTGAACCTCCCACGCCGCAGTCACAGGGCTGTCCTGCTTCGCCTGCTATGATGAGAAGCTGAAGCCCGTGCCAGTCCGCAAGTTGGGACTGGTCGTATGTTTTTATCCGGAACGCTATACGGGATACTCCCTGTGTAAGGTAGACAATCATGGTTTATTCCTGTGACAGTACTGCAACTGCCCTATTATACGCGTTGTTCTGATTTTCATACCGGACACGGAACAGCTCTTTCAAGCCCTCGTCATCGTCAAGGTCAATCAGACGGGCAATCTTTTCCTTGGTTCCCTGCTGTGCCTTTTTGATTTCGCTGTCAGTATCCAGAATAGTCAGAACCTTTATAATATCAGGGTCATCCCATCCGGCGTTGCGAAGCTGACTGACACGCCACGCCCTGTATTTCTCCGGCTTGGCTGTAATCTTCTTGTTGCCTGTCTTGAGGACAACGCCTTCCTGTCTGACACGGGACATAATCTCTGCCTTGTACCTGTCATACAGACTGCGGCCTACGTCAGTAATCTCACCTCTGTACATAGTACCGCCAAGTCCAAAGGCCACAGGGCCGAGCTTGTTGTACATACCCTTTTCGGGATTGTTGGCAGGGTTCTTCTCAGCATCGATGTACGAGGGGATGAATCTCAGGAAGCCCGTGGCATATCCACGAAGCAGGGCTTTGAGCTGTTCCGGAGCGAAATCGATACCGGTAGTCTGGAGAATTTCCTTAGCGAGATTCTTATATACTGGGGCAGTAGTCGCCCATCCGGAATCTGCCGCTGATGTATAGGCGCCTTCACTGGCGCTGTAATAAGTAATGGGCCGTCCCTTGTAGTTACGGTTAACAGCGACATCTTCTATAGGACGGAGAAGCGCGGGGGAGAGAACCTGCATAAGCCACGTAGCGGGAGACATGGAGAAGTTATAGCTGGGGGTGTCAGCGGGGGACATCTGCTTGGCAATAGCGGCCATAAATTCAGGCATGACATCCTCAGCAGACGCGATGCCGCGCTCCATTCTGTCCATAGCTATTGCCATACTGGACGCAAGCTGGGCGATACCGAAGCCAATTGGCATTTTGAAATAGTCGCCCTTGTCGTTTGTCGGTATGGGGATATACCGGCACAGGTCGCTAATAGGCAGGGAGTCAATACGATACGCGCCTGTATCCTCATCCTGTCCCAAAGACTCACGGGCAAAGCTGTACAGCATGTTGCCCACAGCGGTAAGGCCTACGAACGTAGCCATACCCCTGTATGACATATGGAAACCACCGTCCGCGCCCGGAGCGAGCCCCACGGTACGAAGCATGGCACGCGCGCCCTGAAGTGTAGGGTTGGTAAAGGGGAAGAACATACGCAGAGCGTTTGTGTACTGACCTGTCTGGCTCTGGTCCATAACTTCCGATACAGCGTTGGCTGTCTGGGATGGCTCAATACCGCGTTTGCGCATGGCCACGTACTGTGCCAGTGACGGAGTAAGGTTCCAGACGTCATTCCATGCGTATATCCATTTGGAAACAATCCCACGCATTTCACCGAAACGGGAGGCGATGCGGTCTATTGTCTTCTCCGTCTGGGCGTTCTTCTTATCAGCATAGAACTTGTTGAGGTTATCAATATTGTTGATAAGGGAAGTGCTCTCCTTACCGATAGCACGTGAGTAAGTGTAGTGCAGACCAGCGTCAGTAAACTCTTTGAAGTACTTCCCGTACTCACTGTTGGGGTCAAGCCTGCCTGTGACCTGATGTATCACTGCATTGAAGGCCTTGGGGAGCTGGCTTACATAGCCGGCAAGCAGTTTATATCCGGGGACATGCTGGCCATAGCTGTCAACATAGTCACGGTTAGCCATGTTAACGCCGCGTTCCATAAGGTCACGCGCGCCGTTGCAGGGGGCGAACCCAATGTTGAGGCTTGTACAGGAATGGCCCATCAGGGCTGTAGCTTTGGCAAGATAATTCAGCCGTTCATCGTTACGCAGTACAGAGGTCAGGGCATCGTTTAGTTTGGTGCCTGTGATGTTGTTCTTCTCATCACTGTATGATGCGTTGAACTGTATGAACCTACGGACGTAGGATACGTTGCCGTCTTTGTCATGGACATACTTGCCATTGGAATTAATCCTGGGAGCGATGAAAGACAGGCCGCCGCCATGCGCGGCTGAGCTTGTAATAGCGTAGTACATGTTTCGTTCAGCTTCGCTTCGGCTGAACTGCATACGCATAAGCCTGTCCCACCTTACAGAGTAGAACGGGTTATGCGACATGGCATAGGCATTGGTATCCTTCCCGCCCTGCTTCGTTCTTTTCTCAAGGTCTCTGGCTTTAGCCAAATCATCAGCTGTAAAGTTTCTGAAGCGGGCCTTTATGTTTTTATCAGCGTCTTTACTGAACGGGTCAATGCCCTGTTTAACAACCTCGTTATAGGCCTTAAGCCTGCTGAGCATCCTGCGGTTGGAGTTCATGGCCTGCTGTGCGGTGTACATGGCCATGGCCGCTTTGGACATACCGACACGCGCGGCGGCCCTGTTGGCAAAATGCTGTATGGTATACCATGCGCTGACAGGCGGGTTTACCATACCCTGAGCCTGATGGAAGTTGCCGGGAAGGTACGCATCGGTATCTGTTACTGGCCTGCTGATGTTATCCCGGTTTGATGCAAACGGGACGAAATCATCATAGTCAGCAAAGTACCGGACCTGCTCAGGAAAAACCTGTCCGGCCTTTGACAGGTCAGTCATGGAAGACCGGATTACGCCGGCCATCTTGCTCATGATTTCCTGCTGTTGCTGTTCGCTTATGCCATGCTGGACAAGCAGGTCTTTGATTTTGCCGTCACGGATAGCGGCGTCATTATCAAGCAGTCCCGCTGTAGGATGCTTTTCGTCATAGATGAATGGACCTTTGCTGTCGCGGTTGGCCGTGAGCCACTCATAGTTGACCAGTAATCTCTCATACTCATCACTAAGGTCAATATGCCGCTTATTGGCGTCAGGATTCTGTATCTCGAAATGCTCATCTTCCGCGATTTTCTTAATCTCCTGCATCCGCCTGTCCCAGTTGCGCAGGATAATGTCAGTATGTACAGACATCTGGGAGAGATTGAGCCTGTCGCCTATAAGCTCAAGGGCCTTGTTGGTAGAGATAGCGCTGTCCCTGAGGTATTTTCTGGTGAGCTTGCGGATATTATCAAGCTGTTCAGAATACCCTGAACGAAGTCCGGAGACAGTACGGAGCCCGTCCTGTATAGCGCTTACAACGGGATGCTCCATAACAGAGCGTCCCTGTACAGGAAAGGTACGGGCAAGGAACATGTACACGGGGGCCATTTTGTCTGTGAATCTATGGGCCAGACCGCTGGAGATTCTGGTGTACAGGTTCATTGTTTTGGCAATGCGTCCCGTGAGATTCTTGAAGTTGCTGACTACGGCCTTCTCTTCATTCTCACGATACTTATTGACCTCTTTAATATAGGTCGAGGCCATTCTGCCAATAGTTTTCTCGTCTGTCTGGGTGAGACGGACACTTCCTCCGGCGGGAGCGGAGCCGATATTTTCGTTAATACTGTTCGCCGTATTAACCTTCTGCGAGATAGCGTCCGCTTCAGCGTCAGGAACAGAGGATTCAGCTGTATCCGTATCAGCGGCGTTATGGAAACTGCCCTGAGTGAAACCGCCGCCGTCCTGTTTCATCTCATTTTCTACGTCTTTACTACCGTAACAATTACTCATAACTGTCTCTGGCTCCTAGGAAATACAGTCATTGTCCCCGTCAAATGCCTTCTTCGCCTTTTCTGTCTGAGAGGAGAGCTTCTCCGGAGAGACAGCATCGGCGCTAAGGTTGTTGTGTGCTCTGTCGCTGTTCAGCATATCGGAGAAATATTTAATCTCATCCACGTCATCAGCGGTGAATAATGCACTGTTATCCTGTCCGTTTGATTCTTTGTACCGGTTCATTCTGTCAGCGATAATATCACCGACTTCTTTTGGGAACATCTGTGCAATGCTCTTGGGGATTTTCCTGCCAAGTGCATACTGACCCCGTTTATAAATCAGGGACGTAAGATTAGGCGCTGACTTAGCAGTAGATAAAGCCGCGTCATCCTGTCTCAGGAACAGGGAGTTGAGCCTATCAGCCGCCTGTTCGCTGGAGAGCTTCTCCGTACCGGTACTGGAGAAGTACTCCTGTAGGGAGTCGTGCATCTTCTGCCGCTGGACTTTTGTCAGCGGCTTAGGCTTTTCTCCAGTATCAGGGCTTCTCTGGCCTGCGCCTCTTTCTGTCCCAAGGCTTCCTGCGCTCTGACCTGATTCTGCATTTCCAACGGTTGCTGATTCAGTACCTCGTCCTCGGTCAGCCGGCTCTGGTCTTCCTGCGGTACTCCCCTGTTCTCCAACATTGACCGCATAATTTTCAGGCGCAGAGGCGTTTTCATTGGGCCGCCTGCCGCTCCCTGCCGTCTGATTTCCCTGATTATCTGCTCTAATTTCCGCAGGGTTTCTATTGGTAATGGGTTCAATAATTCCTGCGGTATTGGCTGCCACTGGGCGATTAACGTCAATATCCGGCGGATTAACTGTTCCTTCTCTGAGTTGTCCAACAGTTCCATCGGGGGTAACTGATTGCGTTCCCTGTATGTTTGTCTGATTGCGCTTCGTGTTTCCACTACGTCTTCTCTTTCCGGCGGGGCTGATATTTACCGGTGCAGTATTCGTGGTAATGGGCGGAAGAGCCTTTCTGGCTCTGTCCTCATTAATTAAATCAAGGAGAACCATATCCCTGTTCTGCGGGGCGGCGGACTGTCTCTTTCTTCCGGATGCGGCAGTCCTCTGTTGTCTGGCTCTTTTCCCTGTTCCAGCCGGCACCATGTCAGGAGTAATACCGGGGAGAAGCCCCGTACTGGTATCAGGCGCAGACCTCTGGGCCTGTGCCATCAGGCTGGACAGAGGTGTCTCGACTCTTTCCATGGGAGCGGAAGGAGCTACCGGATGCTCCTGTACAGAAGAAGCCATGGCCGGCGTTCCCTGAGCAGGGGCGGCAATGTTTTCCTGTACAGGAGCAATAGGCGCTTCAGGTGCAGGGGAAGCAGGAGTTTCCATCGTGGCAGGAGAAGCGGGCGTTTCCGGAGTGACAGCGGAAGCAGGAGCCTCAGGAGCGGTGGGAGTAGCAGGAGCCTCAGGAGCGGTGGGAGTAGCAGGAGCCTCAGGAGCAGTGGGAGTGGCCGGGGTCTCTGGAGTGGCAGTGGAAGCAGGAGTCTCCGGAGCGGCAGTGGAAGCAGGAGTTTCAGCCTTTTTCTCTGCCGCGAAATCTTCCGCTCTGTACTGCATAGGAGCAGGAGCTTCCGGTGTTGCGGTGTTGTTTCTGTTAAGGATTCTCCGTCCTGCCAGACCAAGAGCACCGCCGGCACCAGCCATAAGACCGCCGTACAGAGCAGACTCACCAATACCGTTAGTGATGCTGTTATTCTCTCCGGTAGCGGCATTATAGTTAGCGTTACTGCCCAGAGTATTAACAGCGTTAGACGCGGCTCCCTCCACTACAGCAGGCACGGCGCCGTACTTCACAGGTCTGTTGAGCACTTCCCTCTGGATGATATACGGCGCCGTTTCGTCACGCATAACCTGATTAACCATCTGCTGTCTTTCAGCACTGGTTATGGCCTCTGCCGGAACCTCAGCGCTTTGCCGGGCGGCGGCTCTGCTTGTCAGGGTCTTATCGACAATATCTTCCGCCATAGAGCGGGCTTCACGTCCCGCGCTTCCCGTACCGGAACGGATAAGACCAGCCCCGATACGGGACGCCGCGGCGGGAACAACACCAGACACACCGCCTATAGCGGCGTTCATTGCGGCCTCTCTGTATTTAGCGTCATTATACGCGGCGATGCGCTGGTCTTCACTGAGTGTCTCATCCTCGGCAAGACGCTGACGAAGACCGACATCACCGCTGACAGCGTTACCTGCGGCTCCTGCCAGCGTACCTCCGATTACTCCGGCCAGCGGAACAGCGGCTGTACCTCCTGTCAGGGCGGACGCGCCAAGAACACCAGCCGCCGTACCGATTGTCTGTAAAGCAGTACCGGGGTCCTGTACCATGGTATTCACCATGTTGCGCGCGGTTCCCATGAAATCGTCATTGCGGTCAGTAAGGCCGCGGCCTTCTCTGGTGCGAAGGTCAGTCTCTTTCAGGTCAGGGTTGCTGTCTATGATAGCCTGAATGCGCTGTTGCGATTCCTGGTCTTTTCTGTCACGGGTTCTGTCATCATCGCCAAGCGTGCTAATCCAGTTAGACAGGGACTCCGCACCGATACGGGCACTGTCGATAAGACTGGAGAAACCGCTGGTGTCATCAATGGCCTTCTTCTCAGTCTTGACCTGATTGTTGGCTCCGGCCAGTTCACGCGCGATAATAGCGGAGGCATCATCAGTGCCTCCGTATTTCTGACTGAGTTCCTTACGGACTGATGCCAGCGTTTCACGCTTTGTCTCGTTACTGGCTTTAGGGTCATTCATTACAGCATCGAGCTTGCCAAGCGCAGGGTCAGCGCGCACGCTGTCAACTGTCTGATTATGCTCCAGAGCCTGAAGGTTGGCTTTGCGCTCATCTTTGGAGTTACCGGTAATGGGAACCTGTACGTACTTCCCTGTTTTCGGGTCAAGGACGTTAGCGTATGTAACTTTACCGGATGAGCCGTTCCCGCGTCCCCCGCCGCGCTGGCCCCCGCCAGCGGCGGCACGTGCCTGAGCCAGACGGGACGCAAGAATCTGTCTGGCCAGAACACTGATAAGCTGGGTGTCGTCTATTAATTTGTTAGGCTGGACTGTGCCTGATACGCGGGGAATGTCAAAGGCCATGGATGCTACTCCACATTTACTGAATCTATAAGGTCCCGAAGTTCGTTATCATAATCCGTAGGATACTCCTTCGGAGCCGTTACTGGATTAATAGCATTTTGCGCCGCCATTAGCAAAAGACGGTTACGTGCCGTATCCTCGGGGGACATGGGCTGATACCTGTTCTGGAGTTCAATCCGGTCCATTACCGGAAGGACAACATCCACCGCCGGACTTTCTGATTTGTCATTGGACAGAAGAATATCTTCTAACATGGGTCATTACCGGGTTGTAATCTGTACAGGACTGCGGTTATCGGCACTCTGGATGTAGTCATACCCATTGCGGAGGATAGAATCTGCCAGAGTACTGCCATTTGTGGCCGGAGCGTGCGTGTTGAGAAGAGCGTTACTGTTAGCAACGGGGCCGATTGTCGCAGGATAAGGAATGGGAATAGGCGCAGTGAAACGGAAACCGGCTTCTTCCTGTACAGGATAATCATAAATACCCATAGCGGCGTTATATCTTTCCTGCGCCTGCGCCACATCAGGACGAACCTCTGTGTTCAGGAGGTTAGGAAGCATCTGTACGGGAGCGCTCTGCTGTACAGGGTAATCCGGAAGTCCCATAGCGGCACCGTATCTTTCCTGTGCCTGTACCACATCCGGACGAACCGCTGTGTTCAGGGGATTAGGGAGAAACCGCAGGGGGGCGTTCGGCTCTACAGGGTAGTCGGAGAGCCCCATAGCGGCATTATATCTTTCCTGTGCCTGTACCACATCCGGACGAACTTCCGTGCTCAGAGGAGAGAACGACTGCACGGGAGCGCTCTGCTGTGCAGGAGAAGGCATGTATGTACTAAGCGGGGGCAGACCAACATGGATAGGCTGGTAGGCATCCGGCATCTGCCTTATTACCGGAGCAGTATTAATCACAGGAGCGGCAGGAGCGGCAGGAGCGGCGGGTTCCACAGGTGCCGCCGGTGCCGCAGGAGCTGCCGCGCGTGCGGCCTGTAAATAGCCGTATGTGGAGGGAACCTGAGCTGGTGCTGTTTCCTCACGTCCGGACGCGACACGGCCAAGATAGTTGCCATCGCTGACATCATTGATAGCATCGTTAATCATCGTCAGGAGAATATCCTGAGCGGATACGGATTGCTTTCTTCCTCTGGTAGCCATTGGTATTAACTCCTTAACGAGAGAACGGATTCATTCCGGCAAAGCCCCTGTCACTGGCATCCATGAAAGGATTAATGCGTGCAGGGTCGTACAGAGACGGGAGACGCTGGGGAGCGTAGTCTGCCCCGGCAGGGACGCTCTGACTGACCTGAGGCATCGTCAGATTATACTGAGGTACAGAGGGAGTCTGGAAAGGACTCTGTAACTGGGGTGCTACTCTCACAGGTTCATCCTGTGCAGTGGCGGCACGCTGTACGGGGACGCTCTGCTGTGCGGGATAATCGGAAAGCCCCATAGCGGCGCTGTATCTTTCCTGTGCCTGTAGGACGTCAGGACGAAGCCCGCCGTTCTGAGGCGGGAAGACCGTATCACTGAGAGTCTGATTATTCACTGCGTAATTTCCGTTGCCTGTGATACCACCCCAGTAATCAGTCTGGTTAGCGCCCCATCGCGGCATCCGTTCTTCCGCAGGAGTAGTCCTGTACGCGACACCGGGGAGTGTCTGCTGACGGGGGCCAAGGCGGAGACCAGCGCCGCCATAAGCGGGAGCAGGCTGGGAAGGCATGGCTACAGGAGCAGGGGTTCCTTCTGTACGGGGAGCTCCGCCTCCAGTGCCGCCTCCATGACTTACAGCGCCAGCGAGGGTAGCGCCGCGTCCACCCGCGCCCATTACGGGAATCGGGCTCCAGTTAGCCATAGCGGCGGCCAGAGCGGACAGGACGAGCGGCTGGCTGTAGTCGTAGTAATTCCCGTCAACAACATGGGGATATACAGAGGGGAACCCGATAAGCGGCGTAACGGCGCCGTTCATCTGACGGGTAAGGCCTATACGCGCGTAAGGGCTGACCTGCCCCATAATCGGCGGAATACCGGCCTGAGTATATCCTTCATAAGAACCGGGAAGAGAATAGTTATACCCATTATTCAGAACAACAGGACGCGGAGCCGGGGCAGTAAATACCGCCGGCCGCTGAACCACTGTACCCTGCATCTGATAAGCGGGGGTAGTCTGTACCTGTATCACCTGTCCATTGGCATTAACAGGTTCGTAAATATTTCGCGCCATTATTTTCTCCTACATTCTGCTGGGGTACAGGTTAGCCCCGGGCATACCACCTGCACCAATGGGCATGTTATTACCACCCATACCGCCCAGACCCATGGAAGCAAGCAGGGACATTGGGTTGCTCATTGCCATGTTCGCTCCGGCCAGTGTCAGCCCGATGCGGGCGTTATTGAGCTGGTCAGCGTATGCTGTATCCCACTGGGCCCGTCTGATTGTGTAGGGTTCATACAGATAGTTATTGAACAGATTAAGGTCAGAGTTTGCCCGAACGTTGCTCTGCATGAGCGCGTTGTCATGAGCCATATTGATGCGGTCATTCATCACACGCTCATCATACATATTCTGAAGCTGTCCGGCCTGAGCTTTGTTATAATAGTTAAGGTCAGCCCAGTTGTCCTGTACAGCCTGACGCTCACCCTGCATATAGCCGGGAAGCAGAGACCCAAGCGCTCCGACTACTGAACCGAGATTGCCGAGAAAAGCCATAACTGTCTCCTTATCGGCTGGCATCCAGAGCCGAGCTGGCGTCCAGAGCGGACTGCGCGCCATTGCCGGCCATAGTGCCTATATTAGCAAGCGGGGCGTTTGTCTGCCCCAGATATGAAGTTGGGTAATATGTGTCGTTACGGGAGCCGTAATAGCCAAGAGCGGACATCAGGCCCTTAGCGGCGTTCTCAATCTGGGAGCTGACGTTGCCCATGAGGGAACGCGCCACATCGCCGTAACTGGTTGCTTCGGAACCAAGGTTGCGGCCAAGATTGAGTACAGAACTGCGGCGGTTCCAACGCTTATCGTTCTTGTAATCGGTGTACCACTGGTCATCAGCAAGGTTGTAGTTCGCCGTATCTGCCAGAGCCAGCGCCTTCCTGTGGTTAAAACTGCCCATTAGGGAGCTGTCCATGCACAGGTGGAACTGCTTCGCCTTCTGCGACAGGTATATCTTAGCTTCATTGTAAGCGCTGTTCACGGAGGAATCAGCCCTGTTGCGCGCACTGCCGCATTGGAGTGTCCGTACAGGTTCGGAGCTTACCTCATTGAGCAGTTTCTTTTCCAGCGGCACGTATTTCCTGCTGAACCTGTCCCACTTGTACTTGGCCATATCATAATAGGAATTGGCCAAATCCTGTTGCATGTCAGCTATCTGTCCCTGTGCTATGCCGTTAGCAATGGCAATAGCCAGAGCCGCGCCCTTAAACGCCAGAGTACGGAGGTTCTCACCCTCAGGGCCGTATTCAGGAGCGGCCCAGTTACAGAACCGGAGCGGCCCTATAGCGCCGTGGCTGGCCTGTCCTGTACCGGTGGAACGGGAGTTACCTCCCGCAGTACCGGCACGGAGCGTCTGACCATAGAGAGTCTGGTCGAGCGTCTGGCCATGAGCGTTGACACTGGAAGAGATATTACTGCTCTGCTGATTAATGGCATTGGATACAGCAGTAGGGTCTGCACATGTACATTCAGGCATTAGAAGCTCTCCTTCAGCAGTGACTCACTGGCAGCGGCTGTATCCTCAATCGCTCCCCGTACTTCACCTCTTATAGCACTGCGCGTGTAGCCAAGGTTAATGTCAGTACGGGACAGGTACTCCGTGGGATAAGACGGCGTGTTTCTGTTGGCAGAGTATCCAAGATATTGTCCTGCTCCGGCCAGTCCTTCCCATGCCTGATTGTACAGGTTGCCATAGATACCGGCGGAAGTTTTAATCAGGGACACGTTGTCGGCTATAATGTCACGCCCGCGCTTGGCCGTGTTCAGCATCTTGCTGAACCGCACGTCATCACGAGACTCCAGATAGGCACGCTCATTCCTGTACCCAAGACCCTCGGCAAGGCTCAGAGCGTCAGCCTGAGCGGAAAGGATACTGGCAAGCATATCCTTACGGAGCCCTGTGCAGTACCGGGAGGTACAGCGCATGCTCTTCTTAAGCTGACCGCGGAACTGAAGCATGGCCGCGGTTCTGGCGCGTCCTTCGGTAGCGTCATACTGGGGCGTTTCAGCCGGAATATTAAGCGCTTCGTTTATCTCCTGGTCTTCAACAGGAGCGTAGTAATCTTTATAATGGTCAAGCCAGTTACGGGCGATACGCCAGTACTTCTTGGCCATGTTCCATTCCTTTGTTGCAATATCTACAGCCCGTGCGGAGTTGTAGGCCGCTGAAAGAATAGCGGCGTCAGCAAGGATATTAGCGAACAGCCCATACTGCTGGTCGTTTGTACCGTGCTTCGGATTGCATTCAAGGTCATCGGCGTACATTACTGCACCTTAACGAACCTGCGCGTTGTAATGACAGTTTCCTGTTTCCAGTTTCCCGGAATATCCGGGATTCCCTCACCTTCAGTATTGGAGATAAGGATTTCATCAGTCCCGAGAAATTTCACAGCTTCAGAAAGGAAGCTGAACAGGGCCTTCTCTACTTCAGGTCTGTTGCCGGTATACCAGTCCTGTATCTGAAAAACACGGGCGCTGTACTGCATAGGCCGGTACGCGGTACCGGTGAGAAACCCGACAACATTATTATTGTCGTTATCATCATAGGCGACAAAAATCTTCATGTCCTTGTTTATCCAGAGCTGGGTAAACACATTGACATTGAGATTGAACGGCTTGTCGTCATAGGCCTTACGCTTGTTTTCCCATGCTTTGCCAAGCATGGGCCCCAGTACACGGCCCAGAGTATCAATGGCTTTGTTAAGGTCTATATCAGGTTCAAGAATGTCTACTCTCATAATCTGCTCCTGACAGCATAATATTAAAATACCCAGAACATGTCTATTTGGCGATTATAGCCGTTCCAAGTTCGGCGAACTCTACTGTCTCTGTACCTGTAAAGTACAGTCTGTAACTGAGGTGCCTTCCGCATTTGGGGAGTCTTACAGGCTTGTCACCCGAGATAGTACGCTCATACACTGTATGGCCATGGTCATCTTCCACACGTACAAATGTCTGTACAGAACGGAGACGGAGCGCGGCAGGGCTGTAGAATGAGCGCTTGTTTACAGTCTCAGTACCGGGACTGTACAGCTCTCTGCTCTTCCACTCAAACGGTCTGAACGTGTCGCTCTTATCCCAGAACCACACCGCGCTGTCCTGTAGGAACATCAGCTGTCCCGTATTGGTGGCCTGCATAGCTATAGGAGCATCGGAAATATTGGAGAGCTCCATGCCCCTGACATCCCCATATGGGTCGCCGTCTATATCAAGGATGAAACTTGTCTCGTCTGTGATAATGAAAAGGTATCCGTTCCAGTACTCAAACCGTGCTGTCTCAGGGGCGAGCTGATGCCACTGTTCAGCAGTGAGCCATTTGGACGTCAGGATATGCCAGCGTGCGGACGGGTCAATCAGGATAACGCCGGGGTCTGACGAATAGATAAGGCCGAAGGGTGTAATGATGGCACTGTTGTAGTGCCCGCAGGATATATCCGGAAGCGGCCTGCCAATGTCAGTTACGGGAGTACACTTCGTATCGTCACAGCTGGATACGTCAATAATGTAGGGTGTCGTAGAAGTCGTTACGTAGAGCTTCTGGTCAAGACACTTCATGTGAATGACACTGCTGTCCAGAGTCAGCTCATATTTAACAGGCCAGTTATAGGGCTGGAAGTTCTCTGAGAGATATACCCTGTTAGCTACGGAACCGGCCAGACGGATGACACCTTCAACAGCCGTGATATTCTGAAGTCTGTCCGGCGGGGGTGTGACATCCACAGTATCAAGCGGCATGCCCAGCTTCTTTGTGAGAACCGTATCGGTATAGGATACTGACGGAAAATAGATAGTCGCTACGAACAGATAATCAGTAAGCGGGGTCTGGGTCTTGCCATCTACAGGGCGGAAGCCGGTAGAGCTCCTGTACAGGTTGGCACTGACAATTCCATACCCGTCAGGCGGAAGTGATATACCAGTCACAGAAACAGAAGTTCCGTCAGCAACCATAACCAGATTGCTGGCAGGAGACGGGGCTGATTCTTCCCCCCACTGGTTAACCCATGTATATACATAGGAGCGGGTATCTGAAGCACGGCCACACATCTCTTCCGCGGAAGCGTGAGGAGGTACAGGAGGGGTAGGAACCCCGAGCCTGTAGTAGGTCATATCACAGCAACTGCCGCGCACCATCACCTGTGGGCTGTCGCTGTTGCCTGTGATGTACAGCCTCTGCCATTCGGGAGAAAGCTCAGCTACGGAAACAACACTGTCCCATGTATACAGGCAGTGCCCGTACATATACAGAGATACGGCTGTGGAGGGTACGTCTTTGTACTTACAGAGCTCACGCCAAGGTTCGAGCTGTCCCCTGCGCAGGTTGACATTCAGTGCCAGTGTGGCCTGCGTGACAGCCAGACTATGCTCCGGAGTACGCGGTACAATACCGCCAAACTGTGTAATTGCTGTCTGCATTAGTAGGCCGTCACAACTTCAATGTCCATGTAACCCACGCCATTCATGTCCCCAATAACCTGTACTGTGTGATTACCGAGACCGTAACGGGCTGTAGTCAGGGCTGTAAGCTCATTATACATGACTACATCAGTATCAACGGCTTTACCGTCAACATAGATAGTACCGCTGATAGGCGTAACCGTGGTCTTTCCGGAGGAGTCGCTTGTAGTCGGGCGCTTGCAGTCCCTGTACCGGATACGGAAAGAGCCGATACGGGCAAGGTCAAACGTTATAACATAGGCGTCTGATTTCGTTCCCGGGGGGAAGCGCTTGGACGCATGGTCATAGACAAGTATTTCAGATGCCGATGTATCTACTATTTCAGTAAGCGTACCGGACTCTGTGAGAGTCACACGCTGTACGCCCATATACCTCTCACCGGGCGTTACTGATATTTTCTGTACAATATTCGTGACAAAGTTCTTGTCATCAAGGGTGACATCAAAACCGCCGAGCCTGTACTCACCAGCACGGTTGAACATAGGGTCAGCGATATTGAGCGTAACAACACCCGTGGACGTGGCAAGGTCAGCCTGAATGTGCCCCTGACCAATAACGCCGTTGACCGTACTGACCGTGGAGGGAGCGGTATAACCCGTGAGATGCCCGTACCGGTCAAACGACATCCCGTTGATATAACCCTCGTATCCTTCCTCGGAGTGGGACACCTTAACAGGGTCTTCCCTTGTACCGGAACCGGACACATTGATACCGGAGTTGCCAGCGCTGACAACAAACGCTTCAGACGGGTCAGGGTTGGAGGATATAATCAGCGGGTCACGCTGGGTTCCTGTACCCTGTATCGCGATACCATCTCCGGCCTGCGCGCTGAGCGTGGTCAGAAGCGCCCCTGTTGTATCCTCCCGTGTCAGGTTCCCTGCCTGAGAGGATATACTGACAGACCCCCCGCCCCCGCTGTCAGAGCAGGAACAGGGCTCGGGAGCGCAGGTAGGAGGATTATAAATGGGGAGCTGTTTGCCTTCCAGAGAAACAATACATCCGTTCTGTATGACAACACGGTCATACACACCGTCTGCGGGAGGGGTGCCTTTCTCCACACGGACGCATCCTTCACGGGAATACATTCTGCCCCCGAAAGGAAGACACATACTCCAGTCAGGACAGGCACCTTCCTCTTTCGCGGAAGTAATCTCTCCGTCACATTGAGGCGTGATTCTGGGGGTACAGTCAGACATTACATTACTCTCCCAAACTGCATATGGATACTTCCGCGCATTTTATGCGTTGCTGTCTCCATAGCGGCGGCTGATGTGCGTTTCTCAAACTCAGTCATATACGCCCGTCCCATCTGGATATTTGTCCATGGCCGGGCCGGTATAAGCATTATGTAAGCCCGCACGCCCATAAGCAGAGTATCCAGCCAGTCAGTGTACAGGACGTCAGGAAGCTCACAGGCATCCTGTCCCGGCATAACGGCCAGCTCCGCAAGAAGACGTCCGGGGCTGTTCGGGTGTCTGACGTGCAGTACCTTCTCAAGGTCATCATACCAGACAATCTCCCTGCCGCAGGGAGTGCACCCCTGCGGCAGAGTGAAAGTCTCTCTGGCGTCATGTCCGCCGCAACAGCCGCACGGAATGATATATGAACGCAGGATACCACATATCTCCAGTCCATCCGGGGATTCCAGCCGGTATCTGGTGATACATGGTTCCAGATTAACTGCCGCGCGACGGCGTATCAGGTTGCCCTGACGGGCCATGTTTCTTGCGGCCTTCAGTAAGTAGAACTGGAAGAGCTGGGCGGGAAGAGTAGGATACTCAAACCGGAGCTCTTCCAGAAAACTATCGAGCGGTCTGGTTTTGAACGGCTCGTAAATTATCTGCGTCTCGCTCACGTTCTGCTTTCTCCTTCTCTCTGCGGTCTACAGCCCGTTTCAGCAGGTTGTCATGTGTAGTCAGGTGCGTTCCGGCTATGGTACTGATAGTGGGTGAGTTCTCGGAATCCATGATAAGCGCCCTGTAAAGCATCCACTGCTTGACAATGGCAACCATCTCATCCGGTACTGATTCACTAAGAGAACGTCCGGTCGGCATTGTGTAGCACTGCACAAGAACATACCGGTTCTGCCCCGGAGCAACCGGAGGCATGACTTTGAATCTGCTGATGTCTACTGAGCTTATGACATATGAGAAAGGCTCATCTGTCTCAGGGTTTATACAGTTTGGATATACAGACCCCGGCCAGTTGAGCCTTTCATCGTCATATGTACGGGTGAGATACCGGTACACTTCACCGGTCTCAGTACATTCCCCAACAATACGGATAATCTCGGAGCAGTCACAGACATTCTGCCAGTCACCGCCGGGCATGAGCCGCACAATTTTCTCTGTATGGAACAGGTCTTTGAGAAGGTAGCTGTCATTGATAAGCGCTTCAGAGAGATAGGACTGAAGCTGTGCAACAGACCAGCGTGTGTATTCATACCCCGGTTCCTGATCATTCAGGTCACGGGAGACATCCCCGATTATATCCTGTACTGTCATCAGAACTCCGCTTTCAACATCAGTTTCTCAATATCTTCATAAGGCACAGCCTCATCCCCGTACTGGTCAGACTGCACAGGCTGGTCCATCTTCTTCATGGTAGAACGGAACGAGCTCATACCTTCCTGCGCAATCTTACTCTGACGGGATGTAGCCTCACTAAGGGCGGCAGCCATGAGTTCCCTTTCATCCTCGGAACTGTCCTCCTGTACTTTGTCCTGCCATGCCGCAGGGTCAGTATTGCCCTGCTCATCACAGCATTCCAGTATATCCCTCTGCTCCGCAAGCATCGGGTTCCACGGGAGGATAATGCCGGTCTTCTTGTTCTTCAGGCAGGGGGAATGCGCCAGCGGAGGTGTGGCGTTCTTAACCCCAAGATGTTCAAGAAAACCGGCCCGTTCCTCGGAATTGAGGTTGAACACAGTGGAAACGTCCTGATTCCCAACTGTAGTTGCGTTCTGATTCATGACTACCGCTCCTTATTATATACTACTTCGCCACGGAACTGGGCTTCTGTCCCTTGACAGACTTCTCCGTGGCAGGAGTGAAACCGCCATGGACGCCCTGACTCCACTTGGTGCGCATGATAATACCACGCGCCTTGTCAGTCCCGTTGGTCATGGTCAGGTCAATACTGTGGTCGCTTCCAACCTTCTTAAGCGGGAATTTCTTCCCGCCTTTCACGGTATCTTTGGAAGCCGGGCCCGTATAGGTACGTGCCATAACAAACCTCCTTAGCCAATCTGAGTACTGCCCTCAAAAGCCAGCAGCTTGGAAGAGAAGTACAGGGCAAACGTGGACTTCCACAGGGTGGCAATCTCGGCAGGGTCGCCAGCGGCAACCTTGAAGCCGAGCATAACAGTACCGAAAGAATCATCATACCCAGCAGTAGGCTTTCCGGTAGCATCACGCTTGACAATATTGTGGCCGAAGGTAGCAAGCGGGTCAGTAAGACGGGTGAACCCGTACAGCTTATCGCCGTCCTGCGGAGTACCGACAGGGAACTGGGTAATCTTAGCCGCGGTCATGGCATCCGCAAACGCAGTCACATCCTTGTATTCCCACTCCTCGGCAGTGAAGTTCCAGACAGCACGTTTCGCAACGGGAGCGAGGTACACACCATCGAGAGAAGCATCAGTTTTAGTGACTTCGTAATACACGGAGTCCAGATAGGCACGCTGGGGAACCCAGTTGGTCAGAACCACATCACCCACGGCCTTAACGCCCTTAAGCAGGTTTTGCATCCAGCGGTGGCCAACGGTATCATTCAGATTCGGAACCAGCGGGAACTGGAGGTTGAGGAACCCCTGACCCATAGCGGCATCAGCGTGAGAGTCAAAGGGCGGGGTAAACTCCGCATGGGGAGCGTCATAGGGCGGAGTAAATTCCGCAGACTGGCCATCACAGAACCAGCCTTTGAAATCAGGCATACCGCCACGGGCAAGATTAATAACTGCCATAATTCACTACTCCTACTAGTTAATAGGGTCGAAAGTCCAATAACCCATAGCGAGGGCTTCGGGATAGATAACTTCCGCACCCCAAGCGGCGAGGAACTGATACCGGATACCAAAGCTGTTCGGGTCGTTGGTAATCAGACGGGACTCAATGATGTTGCTGGCATAGGCAGTAGCGTCCTTGTTGCCAGCGATAATGTAGAAAGACAGGGCACCGGATTCGTCACGGCGAACCGGAACATGAATAGACTCAATAGGCTGGAAGCCAAAGAGCTCATGGTCCCACATACCGGAGACAATACCGCCGCACTTACAGCTCCATTCGGAGTTGGCATAATTGCTCATGGCAAGGTAGGTACGGAGGATAGGCGGCACGATAATGAACATACCGCCGTCAACCCAACGCTTCTGCTCAATCAGGGCACGCTGGAGATTGGCGAGCACCACAGGCAGATTCTGCGGGGTGACATGCACAGGATTACCCGGAGCGCCAAGGTTGATGTCATGGAGACGGCCAGCGGCGCTGAGAGAGGTAAGAGGAGAAACCTGAGCCATCATGCGGCCAAGAACGAAACGCCTCTGCTCGTCAACGTAGGACTGGTAGATAGCTTCAAGGAGCTTATCTTCGTAATCAGCCCAGCGGTCACAGGCCTGTTTAACATCAAGAGAGTCGAACTTAATGTCCTGATAAGAGGCGAAGCAAATCTGAAGACAGCGCGCTTCCGTAGTAACGGTATTGGGAACAAGCTGCTGGTTCTTCTGATAGGAACGCATAGGCCCGACTTCCGGAGCGCGCATAAGCTGAATAATCTGGTTGCACTGCGTAACAGGCTCAAGAAGCTCAGAGTTGGTGATACGGGGAAGCCAGTCTTCCTCATAGATTTTGGAAAGGATAATATCGCTGTACCCAACTCGGGCAAGCGGGGTTGCTTCCATTCCGGTATAACCGGACGCACTGGGAAACATAGGCATAAATTATTCTCCTAAGACATGGATGACAGACTTTCGACAGCTGCCTTGCGGGCTTCAGGAAGAAGTTTCCTGTACTCTTCAGCGGAAATCTGCCTCGTTTGAAACAGGTTGTTGAGTTCCCGCAGGGTGTAGCGGGTTGGAGTAGTCTGCGCCGCCGCAGGCGCGGCACCTGGAGCCACCTGCACGGGGGGTACAGTAGCAACACCTACGGCGTTATTACGACTCTGCTTGAACTGGTTCAGGAGGTCAATAACGTAGTCAGTATTGCCGTTGAGGTATTCCCGGCTGGCACGGGCGTCTCGGGTTTCAGAACTGAGACCGTCACGCTGGGCCATGAAGTTTCGGTACTCGGGAGTGTTGACCATCTGGGCAAAGTCGGGATGAGCGGCAAAGATACGGGCGTTGAGGAGGTCCTTGCGGGTATTCTCAAGCATCTGCTGATTATACCGGGTGCGCTCCTCAAGCTCTTTCCTCTGCTGTTCAAGCTCTTTCTTGAGCGGCTCTGTCTGAGCCATGGCCAGATTGGTAGCGGATTCAACAATAGCCGTGTAATCCTCAGGGCTCACAGACTCCAGATTGTCAATGGCCTGCTGCTGGATGTCAGCCCTGATACTGGCCCTGCGTCTGAGGTCGTTAAGCTCATCAGCAGACTTCTGAAGGTCTGCCATCTTCTGCTGGTCAGCGGCGAGCTGTTGTCTGAGCTGGTCACGCTCATATGCCAGATTCTGGATAAGAGCAGGGTCATAGTAAGTGCCGGCATTCTGAGACTGAGTAGCTACAGGCTGTACGGGAGCAGGCTGCTGTACAGGGGCAGACTGCTGTACAGGAGCAGGCTGAACACCCGCGGGCTGTGCGGGGGCGGTCTGCTGGTCTGTCGTCTGAGTCGGAGGATTGGTTCCACCCGGCTCATTCTGTTTCCTGAATGCTTCGGCCCTTTCCTGATAGGGATTAGTGGGTACTTTGTCGAATCCTGACATAAACGCTCCTTATTATTCCATACCGTAAATCATTTCTTCCAAGGATCTGATTTCGTTAACCCTGCCAAGCTGCATGGCGGCGTTTTGCAGTTTATCCGGGTGCATCACGCCGGTCTTTGCGGCAAGGACAAAATCCGCTTCCAGTCCCTCACGAATATGCGCAAGGAACGCAAGGAGCGTTTCCTTGAGATGCGCGTCTGACTTGAGCTGACGGGCAAGCTCACGGATAGGATTATTTTCCGCCTCGGGTAGGAACATACTTCACACCTGTAATGATTTCTTTCGCCGTTTTGCGGCCGGGATTGGGGGCCACAGTACCGGGACGGGAAGTAACAGACGGGGGCGGAGTCTGACGGGTAACGCGGTTTCCGCCGCAACGGGAACAAGCCATAACTATTCTCCCTTGTATCTCGTGTCCATAATAGCGGAGTATTCTTTACCCCGTACCGGACACGAACGAAGACTGGCGTCTTTCATAAGACGGTCAAAATTATAATCCTTGATGCCCCTCATAGGGTCAGCTGGCCGAGCCAGCGGATTGTTCTGAAGAGTCATCTTCGGGTCGGCGATTTTCGCCTCATAATTCCTGTTTGCCGAAAGGTCGATTATAACAGACATAGCGTAATAACCTAATAGTTGTAATATTGTTTAAGGATAGAACGCATGTGATTGTGTCTGGTTACTTTCTCGGCTTTTTCAGCTGGCTTTTCTTTCCCTTCATGAATGGAGGGAGAGACTTTTTCGCCCCGCTTACTTTCGGTTTCTGACACTTTGCCATTCTTCTTCTCCTTAACTGCCATGATTATTACTCCTACTTATACAGCGGTACAACATACGAACCGAACCGGCCCCAGCCGGACGGCCTGCCAAGCAGGGCATCCCTGAGCCCAATAATAGTAGTGGGCACTTCCGGCCCGGAGATGGAATCCGGCTCGTCTCCTTCAACAGGGGCAAAGGCATCCTGTATAGCAGTCGCAAGACTCAGAAGCTGTTTGCTGTCCAGTCCGGAAATAGCGTCAGCTATTTTCTCGGCGGAAGCATCATCAATAGCTGTAAGCTCTTTGATGGTACAGGCAGTCAGCGTAGAGTTCTGTATATCAGAATTAGTGACCTGCGAGTTGGTCAGTGTAGTTCTGTTGATAACACCGTCTTCGGCGTATTTTGTTTCACCACAAGCATTACCCATTTGTATCTCCTAGAAAAAGAACAGGCTTTCAACCTGTGAGGGAATCTGACTGGCTCTGTACCAATCCGCATATACCTGAGCTACACCAACCGCCGTTGCATCATTAATATGCAGTCTATATGTACCCGGTACACCAATTATGCCAATATTACGGCAGGGGTCAAGCTGCCACGGGCGTCCGCAGGTTGAAACAAGCTCATCATTAATTAAATCAGCCTTTACATTGGCAAGGTCAAAAATGAAACCACAGCAACCCTTGCAGGGAGTTACCTGTTCTTTTGTATATTCATGAACCAGACGTCTCACACATATAATCTGAGGTACAGTAAATTCCTTGGCTGACGTCCTGACTTTCTCATCCAGCAGACCAGTAGCAAACAACGTGACGCAGTAACCGGCAGGCACATTGAAAACACTGGAGTACATAGTGCGGTTGTTCTTCTGCCAGAGTTTGTTCATATGAGTCTCCCCAGAATAAATCCAATAATACCACCGTAAATCAGCCCTCTGACAGTGTTACAGCAGATACAGTCCGGCTGTTCAAACGGGAAAGTCCAATACTTATACAGGAAATTGTAAACCCTGTTTTCCGGCTTCGGGGTATCCGTGCCGTAATAGTACCCGTGGCAAAAGTTGATATTGTCACAGAACCATTTGACAAACCTATACCCGCGTTCTCCGGGAGCGGGAGTCCATGGTTTAATAAGCCTCAACGTGCCCTCCTGTATCATGCGCAACACCAGCCCCGGCAGGAGAGTCCGGCGCGGGATTAGAGTTCGGCATCATACCGTTACCCTGTCCGTTGCCTGTCTGCGGGGCCGCTCCCTGTACAGGAGCGTTCATCTGCTCAAGAACATCATCCGGGATATTCATCGCTCCGAAGAGTTTCTTTACAGCCCAGCCTACGACAGGGGTCAGATTAACAGCGCCGGAGAGTGAACCGCCTACAGCGCCTATAACCTGAAGCATCTCCATAGCGTTCTGCTTTTCCGTCTCTTTCTGGAGCAGGCCTTCCGCACCCTTGGTGACTATCTGTACATCACCCTTTACCGATGAATCAGACGCGTACAGCATGTTTATGTTGTACATGAGCTCACCGAGCGGGGCGAACACATTGTTGTCAATATTCCCCACCGCCGCATGCAGGGCCCGTGTCGCGTTGCCCTGAAGAAGAGACATGCCGCGGAATGTGCGCATCGCGCCCGAGCCTACAGCCTCACCGTGCAGAGCCGCCGGAATGTTCGTTACTCTGTCAGCCAGCTGGATGAACATCTCCAGAAGCTGTGAGTAAGCCGGGAGATTGGAGGGGATATTGAAAAACCTCAGGGCCGGATTGCTCCCGCCTGACGGGTCGGAATCAGAAAGATACATCGTCCCCGGTACAATAGTACCAAGGTCAGTATCCTTCATGTACTTCATGAGCCGCCTGTAATCGGCCTCGCACATAGGAGCAGAGGCGTTGGCGGCATTGCGCATCAGATATATCAGACAGGAATGATACGCCCGTTCCACATCACGGATACGCTGGGCGATACCGTCCCCGGCAATACGGTCGCCTCCGGTACGGTAGAAACTGGACGTGTAAATAGGACGGGTCTGCATGTGCGGGTCGGAGTTAACCTTGACCTGCAAAACCTTGTACCCGGCCATAGAAATCTCGCAGTTGTAGAACTCATTACGGTCAAGACTGTGGAACCCGTATTCAGCCAGTTCCCGTCCGGACATGATACCGTAATGAGTCAGTACCTCAATAGGGGCAACGTTGGATGCCCACAGGGCAAGGTCTCTCTTTTCCGAATTGGGCTCTCTGGTCAGCCAGTTCAGATTGAACTCATCATTCGTATCTGCTTTCTTCAGTACATCCAGAACATTCTCAGATATGTAAGAGCTGAGCTTGCCCGCATCGAGAAGCTCCTTGCGTGTCCAGAGCGTGCGGGTAAACACACAGGTTCCCCGCTGGGTATCCGGACTGTCAGGAGAATAGGCAAAATCAAACGGAGATATGGAACGGAATACAGGAAGTACTTCCGTCTGTACTCTGGGTTTGTTCCTGCCCCACGTCAGACGGGGGCTTCTCGTAATATACGGGCCGGTAAAAATTGAGTAGGGATATACCGTGAAATAATGGAGGAAGTCAGACAGCGCCCTGTTAAACCCGCCTTCAGCACACTGGTCTTCCAGCAGGGACATCATCTCATTAGCCGCTTTGTTCGCTTCTTCCTTCTCATGACGCAGGAGAAGCTGTTTCCCGCGGCGGATGAAATCAACCATCTGTGTACCGTCCTGAAAACGGTTCTCAAAGAACCCCTGCTTCAGGACAGTAAGAAGCATCTCACGGGACTCCGGAGAGATGCTCGGCCTCGGCGTGGCCATGATAACCCACGGGAGAGTTAATGTACTGCTGATTAGCGCGTCACTAAGGTAAGCATTCGCTATACCGGTCTTAAGCGCAGTGAGGTTAACTATGGCGTTAACCCCAAGAGCGTCAGCTATCTGCTGGTCTGAACAGGACAAAACCCCATTCTGCTGTTCCCAGCATTCACGGAGCACATCCCTGAGCCCTTTGCCGTTGACACGCTCGGTACTCTGCCACAGGACTGCGCCGTTCCATCTGCGGAGAACTTCTTTGCCCAGCCTGTCAGAGACATTGGAAGGAATATCCTCAATCTCCCTGAGCCAGTCTATACCATTGCTGTCTGTACTGGAAACAGTTTCGTCTGCCATTATTAGATAATCCTACGGAGAACATTTCTGCTCTCAGATAATTTACGGGCTACATCGGAAAGGTCGTCATCAGTGTAATCAATGCCCTTCTGTATAAGCAGGGCCGCATACTGAAGAGCATCCTGATAATGAGACGCTTCGTTCTTTTCAGGCTGGGGAGTATACACCGTACCGATAGAACCACTGGCTCTCAGCCTCCTGTACCGGTACTCGTGTGTAAACCCATTAATGATGTTCTTGCAGGATGGGCTTATAAGAAGACCGCCTGTATCAAGGTTGAGCATGTGCTCCACAACCTGAATACGGGCCTTCGGAGAGTTTGTAATCTCAGTAACAGCAGGTATGCCAGCTTCCTCAAAACGCTGTCGGGGAGTAATACCTGTCCATGAGTCTCGCTGATTGGACGGGTCAATGGCCGCTACAACAGGATTTGTGTGATACTTGCCCCGGAGAAGCGGTATCAGCATGCCGTAGAGGAAGTTCTCAAACCCTTCATTGTCAGCGAACAGCTCATCCAGTACACACCATTTACCGTCCTGATTCTGGAGTATAACCGCGGCGGGGTGAATACCAGACTGGTCAACGCCAAGCACAACCTCATGAAACATCATGGGCGTGAGTTCATGGTCGGCGATATGGCGGGAGGGAGAGAAGTTGGAGAATACTGGCTTGCCTTCCACAACAGGGACGTCAAGAAGACAGTACTGGTTCTCTACAACATCGACACGCCCGTTCTTGAGCAGGGTCTGTATCTGGTTGCGGTAGTACCGCATACCCCGCTCTTCAGGCGTCATATCCTCAGGGTCGCCTTCTTCCTTGGCACCCAGATTACGGAGATTCTCCGCATCGGGGTTTACGTCAAAATGCTTCTTCCCATTCTCATCAAACCGGCGCAGAGCCGCAGGGGGCTGTTTCACAACAAGCCAGTTCGGCTCAGGGTTCTTCATGTACACGTCCAGCCATGAGTCGTGCTCAGGCTGGTTGAAATCCATGATAATCCCGCCCCAGTTTACGCCGCCCAAATCCTGTGGGGGGAAACGCCCGATACGGGTCTGTACAGCAGCAAAGACTTCCGGTGAAACACCGGTTGCTTCGTTTATCCACGCAAACGTCCAGTTAGCGGAAAGAATCTTACTACAGTCCTCAGGGCCTTTCAGGGCAAACAGGTTGAGCTCCAGATTGACCGTAGTGCCGTCCTGTAAAGGGATAAGGTAAACACCCCGAAGAGGAGCTACTGCGCCAGTAATATCTCCGCATTCCCGGGGCAATACCTCAAGAAGGGACTTGCGGGTCATGGAGGTGAGTTCAGGATACGTGGAACGGATAACACCAACACGGGAGTAACGCATTCCATCCTTGGCTACAGGCTGGGCACAGGCATAATAAAGAATGTCCATGGCGCAACAGCAGGACTTGCCACTGCCGTAAGGGCCGCAGAGCATCTTTATATACTTGTCAGATTCGTGAAATCTCAGACCTGTAGGGGATGGAACGTAGTTAAACATTCGCGCTCCTGAGGTGGTCGAGCTTATGGTTCTTCATCCCTTCCGGTACAGGGATGGCCACACCTACATTAACCTGTGTATTAACTACCTGCTGTTCTGTATTCATGGAACCGGAAACTTTATAAAGAAGTTCAAGGAGCTTCAATGCTTCAGCGGGTTTCATGTTCTCATTCACCGCGTCCCGGAAAAGTTTTTCCGCAAGCGCCTGTGAGAGTGTCCCCGCTCTGTACATAGACCCGGCTCTGCTTCCCTTGGCTCTGAGCTGTTCCAGTGAGTTTCTGTACATGTCCTGAAATTCAGGAACAATAAGAATCTTCTGGAGGTCTTTTTCGGATATATTATATGTATTATAAATAGTGTCAAGTTCCGTAATGGGTGTATCCGGAACCTGCATAACGGCAAGGTCCTGAGCAAGAGACGCCCAGCGATACTGCGCTAACATAACTACCTATCCGCCACTACTGTATATTTTTTGGGGTATCTGTTTTCCACTGTGCATCTGCGAGGTATATGAATTATACGCCGCGTGGTTGCTGTCATATCCGGAACCTTACTGAATGATGGATAGTAATACCAAGGGATACAATTATCCAAATACAGGTCCATAGCGCCTAACGAAGACCCAGCGACACTAAAAAGACCTGATATATTTTCTAACTTGGTACAACCAGAGAAAGTGTGTGACGGCAGCGTTTTAAGCTTGGGTGCCCTATTCAGAAAAAAGTCAGTTCTTTCCAAAGCTGTACAGTTCTGCCACGTGTAATCGCCTATCGACTCCAGCTCCGGGGTATCATTGAAACTATACTCGCAACTTCTAAAACCTGTGCAATTAGCGAAAGTTCTGGCTCCTACACGCTTGGTAGCGGGCAAATCAGTGAAAATGTGTGTATTACCAACTTCGGTTATCCCAGAGCAGCCATTAAATGTATCATCGCCAAAAATCGGGATAACAGCCTCAGTGAAACAGTAGTCAGCGTTTAAAAGCCCCGTACAACCAGCGAAAATTCTGCTACCAGAGTAGGATGCTTTCGCGTCTTCAAACGTCCGTGTTGCGTCAGTTATTGTAACCATCCCCTCAAACAGCCCATCGGGTATATAGTCAAGAACGCTATCCATGAATATATTTGAAATACACGATAATCTGGATAAGTTCTTGAACAATCCGGCTGGTATATGTAACGGCCCCCCTTTTATACCATTGAATGTATAAACTAGGTTTGTTATAAAGTCAGCATTACTATCGAATAAATTTGAGGGGATAGTCTGTAGATAGTCGTCCTCGTGAAAAGTATGTGAATATCCATCTCCCATAGAGGGAAGTCTCGGAAATGGGTCAAGCACCTCAACAATGTTTTTATGTCCACCGGCTAATAAAAGCGCCGTAGTAAAATTATCCGATGAGTAATGGGATATAACATAATCGCCGTTGCTGGCGTAAGTATGAGAGGCTATGTCTTTTGATACAGTACGAGTACCATCACCCCAGTCGGTAAGAATGGGGTAGCTACTGGAGCTACTACTCATGTAGTTAGTCATCGTAAGGTTGGAAGTACCCCCAGCCATAGTGTCAACACGTATTCTCCATGGCCCTGTCCAACGCCTGCCGCCAAGAAATGTACGCTGTACTATCATCCGTATTCCCCTTCTTCGTCTTCTCGAAAGCTCCTATTTCCAACGGCCTGTGGCAAGCCACCCTGTATGAACAATAGAGCCGGAGTTATCCAGCGTGCCAATTGAAAAAGCGGTATTGCTCACCCAGCCAACATCAGCAAGTGCGCGCTCTACATTAGTATCATGCGTTGTATAAACAGTAACGGTGCCACTCTTGAACGCCTGCGGAAAATAGACTCTTTTATTGGTAGCTGTAGCGGGTCCATCGAGCGTGGCCGTACCCCAGCACAGCTGAATCCCATTACTATACCTTATATACCCGTCCCCACTTTCGACCACAGCCTCACGGTTAGTCGCAAAGACAGCACCTACAGAATGAACCAAACCAAGAAATACCCTTTTGACAAAATCGAACATAGAGACTCCTATTTCCAGTACCCTATAGCACAATATAACCAGCGTGCTAATCAGCCAGATTAATTTTCTCAATTTTGCCCCGTATCTCAAGGATGTCAAGGTACTTCCGCATTGTATCGGCCTGCATTCTCAGGAGACACAAAGGGCAGTTAGGTGTGAACGTGAGCGTTCCAGATTCATATTTATCTATCATAGCCGACAGTCGCTCATACCGCCCGTGCAGTTGTCTGTATTCATCAACCACTCTTTGCTTCCAATCTTCCATTATAGGCCTCCTATTTTACTCTCTCCCAAGCGTAAACTGATTTATAAGGCGGCATATTCGTGTGAGGCTTTCCATTACCGGTGGCACCAATGGACACCGTATGACTGTGAGCGCCAGCCTGTGTTGTTACACCACAATAGTCGCCCCCTGTAGAACCAGCCGTAGTATTGCCAGCGGCCAGCCATTGCTGACCAGCGACTCTTATGCCTGTTGTAGCCATTTCAAAATTAGCATTGTTCGAAGTATAAATCCTGCTTATATGGTCATGGTTGCCATCAGTAGAGCAGAACGCAGGGTGGCTATGGCTGGGAAGATTATCGTTTGTAAGTGTTATCGAAGCTTCACCGCCAGTCGTCCCCGCCGCGTGTTTAGGGCCAGCACACCACAGGAAAGTATCCTGTATCGGCGCCCACGTGCCGCCAAAAAGCTCGTGCGGGTCTGTGGGCTTGGTAGAAGTGTATATGCTTCCAACTGGCCAGCTGAAGAGTCTGACTGATTTAATAAGTAATGCCGTGTATTGTACTAAATTCATTATGAGACCCTCTTCCAGACATTTACAAACCGTGCAGGCGGCTGAACTGTATCGGAATTGCTTCCTTTTTCGCCTTAAGTACAGCAGTTTTAACAGCTAAATCAATAACCTGTTGCAGAGTATGGTCATCCATCGATTGTTCCCCCTGCCTCTATATATGCCGCGCTAATGACCGCATATGCGTCATCAATCTGCTTCTGAAAGGCATTATCAGCGGCCTCTCTGGCAGAAGCCTCATCAGTAACACTCTTCCGAATAGCCGTGTCAGCAGTCGCCCGGGCGGAAGCCTCGCTGGCTATATTGTTCTGAAGAGCCGTATCAGCTGTCTCTCTGGCGGAAGCCTCAGTGGTTATACTGTTTTGAAGGGCAGTATCGGCAGATTTTCTGGCAGATACCTCATCGGTAATACTCTTCTGAAGGGCAGTATCAGCAGTCGCTCTGGCACTCTCCTCAGCGGCAATACGGTTAGTCAGAGAGACAACCGTATCCTCACGGGCGAGAGGCACACCACCGGTAACACCATTCTGTACTACAACGGTATATTTTTCCGTATCAACGGTAATCTCCCCAACAGGGCCAGCGTAATCACTGTGCTGTTGTGTCGTACCCCTGTACAGCCGTATAGGCTTCTTTGTATTTCTCATTCTA